TAAAAGCCACAGTGAAAAACATAATGCAATACCTACACCTGAACAAGTAAGTGCGGTAGCAGGTATGGCATTAGAACCTATACCTAATGTAACAACTGATCATCATAATTGGTTTTTAGACGAATTTGAAACATTTTGTAGGCATAAAGCATTAGAAAAAGCAATTATTGAAAGTACAGATTTACTAGAGAACCAAGAATACGGTGTAGTAGAGAACAAAATTAAAGAAGCAAGCCAAGTCGGACTTATAAAAGATTTAGGTATAGAATACTTTGAGAATCCAAAAGAAAGATTATTATGGATTAAAAGCCAAGCAGGAACTGTTAGCACTGGTTATAAAGCCATAGATCAGAAACTATTTGGCGGACTTAATAGAGGAGAAATAACAATCTTTGCAGGCGGTTCTGGTGCAGGTAAAAGTTTATTTTTACAAAATTTTTCACTTAATTGGGCATTAGAAGGTATGAATGTTGCTTATGTTAGTTTAGAGTTAAGTGAGCAACTTATTAGTATGCGTCTAGATGCAATGGTAAGTGGATATAGCACTAGAGAAGTAATGAGAAACATGGATGATGTTGATTTAAAGGTCCGTATGAAGGGTAAAGGCGCAGGACATTTAAGAGTAAAGAACATGCCTAGTGGTATTAATACAAATGATTTACGAGTCTTTTTAAGAGAATATGAGATACAAAGTGGTGAAAAAGTAGATGCATTATTAGTAGATTACTTAGATCTTATGATGCCAATTAGTCAAAAAGTAAGTGGTAGTGATTTGTTTATTAAAGACAAATATGTATCTGAAGAATTGCGTAATCTTGCCATGGAAAGAGATATATTATTAGTAACTGCTTCGCAGTTAAATAGGGGTGCAGTAGAAGAAATAGAATTTGATCACCATCATATTGCAGGTGGCATTAGTAAAATACAAACAGCAGATAATGTTGTTGGTATTTTTACAAGCAATGCTATGAGAGAACGTGGAAGATATCAAATACAGTTTATGAAAACACGTTCTAGTAGTGGTGTAGGTAGTAAAGTTGATTTAAAATTTGATCCAGACACATTGCGTATCGAAGATTTAGAAGAAGGCGACGAAGATGCATTGACTCTGACAACTACTGGGTTAGTTGATCAATTAACAAGAAGTAATACAATAAAGGCAGAGGATAAAGAAGCCAAAGGAACAATTGACCAAGCATTGAACATGCATGAGTTCTTGAAGAAGAACGACTTCTAATGATAAATAGTAGTAAAGTAATACCGTTGGAGACAATGTGGCCAAGCATAGAAGCATATTAGAAGAATTAAACCAAATATCAATCGATAGAAGCAAGAATTATGTTGTTGAAAATCGTGCAGAACATTTAATTCATGGTGCAATCAATTTGCTTGAACAAATAGACGATAATTATAGTCCAGAGGATGCGAAAAATTTAGGCAATAGGCTTATTAATAGTATTAAGCATAGAGATCCTTCTAAATTTTCCAGAGGTATTAAAAAAATAATTAAAGAAAATCGGAAGGGGACAAACATTGAAAATATCTGAAGTAATAGATAAAACGATTGTCGAAGCACCTTTTGATGATTTTAATTTTGATCTACAAGATAAATTGATGATGCCTGATGGCAGGCCTAAAGCAATAGCGGTAGGCAAATCCGGATTAAAAGCAGTCTATCATAAACAAAGTAATTCATTTAAATATTTAAATGGTCCAAACGCAGGCGATGCAATTTCTGGCTTAATGTTGCGCCGTATTTGGAATAATTTAGGTGTAGGCATAGGCGGAACTGAGAAAGGAATAGAGAAACGTGACAAAGAAAACTGGTATTCCCAGGCCAAATCCTGGTTTGCAGGTGGAGGAGATTCTGATACTGCCAGGTCAACTAGACTAGACCCTACGGCTTCAAAAATGAAAAAAGGTGCTGTAGGCGCCTACATGGCGATGTTTGGTCCAAAGGGCCCGCCAGCAAGAATCCCGTTATCGGACGAAACAAAAGAATTACTAGACTTATATGTAGACAAAGGCTATGCAAATATGATGATGCAATCCTTTAACGATGCGGTTAAGATTGGCCAAGAGGTTGGTGTAAAAGGTAAAATCGAAATAGCCCCTGGAGCAACAAATATAGAAAGAAATAAAAAAGCACTGGCGGCAGTAACAGCAGAATATAATAAATTAATTGCTAAATGGCCGGATATGAAAAAATTACTTATACACCTAGCACAAACTGGTGAATTTGTTCCTGCTATGAAATATACATTGCAACGTAATTCAGAAAAAATAGATAAAGAAAAACTGCAAAGAGACCCAAGAAAAATTGACACCCGGACTGGACCTAAACGTGGCACTCTTTACAATCCGAGAATGGACAAAAGTAGAGCAGGAGATAGACAAAACCGGCCACCAAAAAGACCCAAAGGGGAGAAAAGGATTCCAAAGGGCCAGCCTGGAGCAGGCCAGTATGACAAAGGCAATAAAACTGGAACCTGGCAATATACACAACCCGTTGACAATCCTCCGGAATAGTTATGAGAATCGATGAGATCTCTAAATTCAGTATTAAGAGAATAATACTAGAAGCAGTAGGTAAAAACACCCACCTAGAACACCTCGAAGATAATATTTTTAACAAAGGCTTTACAGGAGCCAAAGAGGCTATTGACTATTTGTATAGTTTACATGAAATGTTAGAAGGCAATACTGAAACTCCTGTAAGTATGACAACAAAATGGGACGGTGCCCCGGCTATTATAGCAGGTAAAGACCCAGAAACAGGTAAATTTTTTGTAGGAACAAAAGGTGTATTTGCCCAAACTCCTAAAATTAACTTTACTGAAAAAGACATAATAGAAAATCATCCTTCTGAAGGATTGCAAGATAAATTAAAAGTTGCATTAAACAGTTTAAAATCACTTAACTGGAATACAGTTGCACAAGGTGACATGCTTTGGGGTAATAAATCAGAATTACAAAATGTTAATATAGCCGGCGAAGACGTTATTGTATTTAAACCAAACACAATAGTTTATGCTATTCCTAGTAATAGTGATTTAGCAAGAGAAATAGCAAGTGCAGATATGGGCATAGTATGGCATACAGAATATGTAGGCGGCCCAACATTAGCAGATACCCAAGCAAAGTTTGGATTTAATAGTAATATATTAGGACACAATAGCAAAGTTTGGCATCGCGATGCTACAATACAAAATTTTGCAGGAACAGTCACATTAACTAACGAAGAAAGCAATGTAATAATGATGGCTATAGTTGAAGCAGATGGATATCTAAAAAATATAGACAGTAAAACTTTTGCATGGTTAGAACAAGGCACTGACTTAATAGGTAAAGATTTCTTGCAACAACTAAAAGCACATGTAAATAATAATATTAGGGCAGGCGCATTTGATGAACCCACTTTATTTGCACAAGGATTTGTGCAAAAATATATTGACTTTATGCAAAAGAAAATAGACGGCTACAAAACAGAGAAAAAACAAGAAGAGGCAACTAAATTAATGGTTGCTGGTGTTAGATTTATAAAAGAAAATGTTTCTCAAATTGTATCAGTATATGATTTATATTTAAAAATTATACAAGCAAAAGTTTTTATTGTGCAAAAGTTAGAAACAATTAGGCAACTACCTACTTTTAAAGAAACAGAAAACGGTTATGAAGTAACTGGAGAAGAAGGATTTGTTGCTGTTGATAAAATAGGTAATGCCCTTAAACTAGTAGATAGATTAGAGTTTAGTAAATTAAACTTTGGAAGTGGGAAACCTGGAGCATAACATGTATGTAGAAGCACAACCCAAATTTCAACTTATAGATAACGAATTAAGTGAAGCAAGGCTATACAGAGGCACATCTAATTTTAAAAAGTTAACCGGTAGAAATATTGCTGATTTATTATATTTAAACACACTTGCTCTATACATGTTAAATCAAGATAATAATCAAAAAAATTATGCTTCTAATTATGCAAGTCAAACTAGCCAGTATGGTTACTTTAATTTAATGAGAACACACTCTACAGACGTATATATGTTAGCATACGCAGTAAATAACCCTAGTAATAGATATATAACCTTTGCAAGGCATAGAGAAAGTAAAAAGTTTTTAAAATCATTACACTTTAATGAAAGACAATTCCACGCATTTATAAAAAAAGTTAGTAGTAGATCTGATAGAAGAAACGAAGCACTTTCATTTTTTATGAGGTTAGAAAACCAATTAAGAATAAAAGATAGCAGATATAAAATGTATAGAAGGACTGTTTTAGATTGGGGTAACTTAAGATATAGTTCTAAACAAGTAATTGTAACAAGAGTAGGACAAGAAATAAGAAGATTAGGCAGAAGTAGTGAATTAATGACCCCTTTAACTAAAATGATGAAGTCACGAAACTATCGTGTTGCCTCAGATTATAAGGAACCTAGAACAAGTTTTACAAAAAGAGCGGCAGGGACAGCCGCTGGCGCACTTGCTGGACGTTATGTTGCAGGCAAAGTTGCAAAGAAGTTAGGGAAGAATGTAGATAAATATAAGAAAGCAGGCACAGGAATCGGCGCAGTTGCAGGTTATTGGGCATCAGGAAGAAAGAAGCAAACATGAAAATAAACGAAGTTATACTTACTGAAGGTCAGCAAGAAGAGCTGGACGCCGTAGACAATTGGGTCTTTAAAGCGGGCAGGAGTGAAGATGCCAATCTGATAGCCTCGCGAGCGAAGACGTTAATTAGGACCAAAGGATTGGACTCAGCAAATGCGATGATGATTGCAAGAGAGGAACTTCAAGCACAGCGGGCACGATCTCGCTCACCCCGCGGACCAGACAAGAAGACCGGCGCAGAAGATTGGAGTGACGCGGATATTAAAAAAATGCAGGCAAGAATGGGAGACGTATCAGGGGCTGGCAAAGGTGAAGTAGACCAAGAAAAACGCCCCGGCCGGGCACAAGATACAGCAGATGACCCCATGGTTGGTAGAGGCGATGCTAGAGGAGCAGGATGGTCCGATGAAACCCACGGCCATTTAAGAACAAAATACGATACAGTAGGCAAAAAGGCCCGAGATGTCTGGGACCAGAATAAAATAGACTTGAGTCATCCTGGTGCGGCAATAGGATCCGGTGGCCGCCTAGGGAGTAGACTAATGAGGCCTCAAACATCATTAGCAAGAAAACAAAGTAAATTCAGTATTAGGCAACCCAAATCTTCTTAATACCTTCTTAAACGAAATAATTTTCCATTAAAAAAGATAAATAATAGTAACAATTAGTGCTTCGGCACGACAAGGAGATTTAAAATGGCACAATCAAAAGGAAACGGTGCTGGTGTTGCAGAATTTGTTGCAGGGACTCTTGTATCAAGAGCAAACCTTTCAGCAGTTTTAGTAGACTTAGGCGCCGACATCAGAACAGAAGATGATGCTACTCGTGAAGCAGTTGAAAGAGCATTAGGCTACATACAACCATTAATGTATGAAGTTCAAGATGCGGCCAATGGTATTTTATTTGCAGTCGTTGACAATAGTCAATACGATGCAACTGCACTACAAGGCCAACTACAAGGAATTGGAACAGATAACGTAAATAGTTATAATTTTGCGTCTGCTTCAGTTACTACAGGTAGTAATATCGTAGTTAGTTAATTTTTATTAATATAACAGAAAAAAGGCAGTTTATACTGCCTTTTTTTATGGCAGTTTCGATAAATAATAGTAACAACAAAGTATCGTCAGACACTTCGGTGAAGAATTTGACGATCTAGAAGGAGATTAAAATGGCACAAACGGATAGAAGAGCGGCCGCGGCCGGTGAATTTATTGGTAAAGACGTGTTCCTTAAAAGTTTTCAACAACAATCAGGAAACATTACCACTGCACAACTAACAGCATTAGTAAGCACAGTTCAAAGTTTAAATCTTTCAGTATTGAAAGTAGGTTCTTTCACAACAGCAACATCGGATACGGTGAAACTAATTGTAGAAGGCGCAGACAACTTGGCTAATGGTGATATTGCGGCACATGTGATCGCAGACGTAGCATTCTAAGTTTTATAACTTAAACATTAAAAGGCAGTTTTACTGCCTTTTTTTGTGGTTAAATTTTAGATAAATAATTACATAATAAGAAGTGCTTATAGTGCAACATAATTGAAAATATATTAAAAGGCAGTTAATAACTGTCTTTTTTTTGATTGCATTTTAGA